TGTCATAATCATATGTTCATATGAGTAATTTACAAAAAAATTTATAAAATTAATTTTATTAATTCTTTCTTCTTAAAAACTAGGGGTATTTTTAAAGTCCCCCCCTTAGATTTTGGGACTTGGAATAATCAACGATTATTATTTGTTTAAATTTTATAAATAAAATTCGGTCCAACTTCTTGACAATTGACCTGTTTAAAAAATTCATTGATCTGTTTCTTGTGATCAGTGAATTTTGTCCAATCATGCCCTTTGAGACCCAAAGTAGAGTAAGCAAACCTTCTTACAGCATAATCAAATCCTTTGGAACGTCTCTGGTTCTCATAAAAAGGATCGTTTCTTACAATATCAGCAACGATTAATCGATCGGAACGCTGATCATCAAAATCTTGATAATCTTTGGAATTATACCAGTAATTCTTTGCTCCAGTTTCATAATCCTGCTCCAATAACAATCTAGCTACTGGATTTAAGGGTTTAGGAACTATAGGACCTCCGTCAAATTCTAGCTTACTCAAAATATTAATACAACCATACATTATTTTTCCGGAATAATGTTGAGGTACTTGAGAAACAGCAGACATTAGAGAGTCTCTTTTAGTTTCACTCTTTTGTGATTCAGGTAATACATACCTTAATAAAAGTTCCTGACTTGTTTGAGTGGGGAGCATAGTACGGCAAAATCTTACGCGTAAGAATTCAAAACCCCCTTCGTCAGGATTAGACACAGCAAAAGGCCCTATATAGGGAGGATCCAAATCCATACCAAATACTGTTTTAACATAATAGGGCAAGAGAGAACCCATTTTATGTACCAATTCATCAGACTCTTCTTTTAAGGAGACGAAAGCAAAATCGTCTCCACAAAACATTGATAAAATAGGTAAGTATCTAAACTGTTTAACTAAAGAAGAAACTTCTTCTTTAAAGAAAGCAGATAATAGGCCATTTCTTATAACCCAGTTAACAAAACAATTCATTGTACCAATAAATGGATGTCCACTTGGTGACCCTCTATCAAAAGATACAATCATACCCCCTAATAGACCTATAGGATGAGTCGTATATCCAAAACACAGAAAACGAAACAACCTATCAAATATACGACCTGGTGCTAAACAGGTTCTCAAAACTGAGAACGATATTAACATAGGAATTAAATGAACGGTACTATCCCATTTCGAATAATCCCCATGAGTACACATCCTATCTGGATGTGACACCAATGAAGTTACTTCTCTCCATCCCCTATTAAACATATTCTTTCCAGAATAAAAAGGGAATCTAGGTCCGGAATGTCGATAGAAATTAATGAAATTCCGGAGAAGGAAATTAGTAAAGAGTTCAATGACTGGAGAACACATCCACACGGGGCGAGAAGAGAGCACATCTCCTGTCTTTTTGTTTTTATTTTTTTTTGCACGGCCCCCTGAGGCGTACAAAGAAACATCAAATGGACATCCTCTATCACTTTGTATTATTTTAGCGATAGCAACGGAAGTTGCGATGGTTTCATTAGCATAGAAACCTTTGGATGTACACCCATCATCCCTATCTAGGATACCAACTACTCCAGCAGTTTTAGAAGGTTTTATTCCCCCAGATAATAAGATCTCTTCTAAGCTGAAAGATCGCATATCAGGTAAATAAAGTGGCATAATATCATCCATTTCCTTCACTGACTGAAAAACTGCGTTTAAGTTTATTCTTGGACTCGGATCCGAATTTCTTTTAAAAGCAGGTAGAGAGGTAATAGAATTACCTGTAATTCTATAGGTTGATGTGGGATCGATTCGCTCCCTCTCTGGAACGATAGCGTTACCCATTATCAGTACTTGGTAGGCATTAGTTCGAATTTTCTGCCAAACCACCTTTCTTGAACCCCAATTTGCACCAATTTTCGTGATTATGTGCAAATCCCCTTTAAAAACTTTAAAAGGTAGATTTAGAAAGGCTCCTTTTTCAATATCAGTTAATTTAACTCCATTAACTAGTTTTAAAAAAGAATATTTAGTTACTCTTACTCTCTTAAATACAAAAACAGGACCATTATCTGATAGTACTATTTCAATCCACCAAAAAGTAAAATAGTGATGTTTAGTAGATTGAGAGAATAATTCTCTTTGCAAAGGGTAATTTCTTCCTTGAGAGATATTTCCTTCAAACGAAATGAAATTCTCTCTTTGAGCTAGGGATAAATAAAAATCGCCATAAAAACCTTCCTGGCCGATTTTATATTGTTCAAACTCCCTTTGATTAAAATTAATCATGGATTCAGACAATCCATGTTTTTTTAACCTCCATCCTTTTTGTAAATTACCAATATCGTCGGGATTTACAGGTAGTCCGAATCTATAACGAAATTCTCTTACCAATTCTTTTTTAAAAGTTTTTAAGGATGAATAACTTGGCTTCCAAGTCATTTTTATACGCGCAGATCTATCGACTGAATCTCCTGCGAGAGATTCGACTAATTTTTGTGCCTGATCCCAGTCTATACGTATCCCATCATACTCAGGACTAGAATCAGGCACAAAAATTAGATCGTGAAAGCTATAGCATCTACTGGTGTTATAGCTGATAATAAAATTCTTCTCTGTCTATCAGTCAGAAAAGAAGGTTTACCAAAGATCGATGTTGGAACTAAGGTAAGAATATCTTTTTGAAGATCTCCAAAAAGACGCCATCGCACCGCTTTTAGAAGAAATTCTCTTCTAGGTGCTGCTAGGTAATCAGCGGCTTCGCTAACCAAGTCAACATCAGTTAAACTTGAACCTTTATTTGAAGCCCATGCTTCGGCTTTCGTTAAAAACTTACCTCTAGCAAGTTTAGTTTCTACAGATCTTTCATAAAGTGCCGCTCTGGACACTTTATCTTTACCTGTAACCTGCAAGTTGATACTTTGTAACTTATCAACTTCAGAGTTACATTTAGCCCCTGTAATAGGCCCAAATTTGTCAGGTACAACTCCCCGACCAGCAAAATACCCAAGATCTGTCCTAGCCATAGCAGTGGCTATACCTTGAGTTTGTGCTGCAAAACCTTCTACACTGGATCTAAGAGCTTCTTGCTCTGGATCAATCCCAGTTTTAGAAAATTTTTTAGGTCCTTTACGAGGACTTTTAGATTTAACGACAAGATTAGATTGTTCTTTCAATCTTTCTTGTCGGAAACCAGAAATTTCAGCTGCTGTCTCAGTAGCTGACTTTTGTTGATCTGGTGTCATCCCTTCAACCGCAAAAGAAGCAACTTTTGCTTCAGAGGGTTTTTGTGAGCTAAAAGCCGCAACTAAGGATGCCCCCAATGCTAAATTACTGTTAGATTGAGTCATATTTTTAAGTATCGCACTTAAAATAGTACATCTTAAAAAGAAGCCGTTTTTAAGAGGGTCTGATTTTTCAAAATCAAATGATTCAAAGAAAGCAACCGCTTCTTGACTTGTAGGCAGAATAAAAGGTATTTCCAATAACATTTGGAAAGCAATAGCTTGCTCTGCATTAAATTTAAAACCTTTGACAAAACCTTCACCAAGGTTTTTCACGTTTTCTAATAATGTAACTTTAGCTTGATCAAGATAAAGTTTATCATTTTGTTCTAAAGCAGGTTCATACTCAGATGAATCAGCTTTGATTTCCTTTAAAGAAACAGCGGAGGCTACTTGTAAAACAGTCAGTGAAACTGAATATATTTCACGGATCAAAACCCCTCTTAATATTTCCGACAAAGTCGATAAAATACTATCTCTTCCTCTTTTACCTTCAACAGAAGTTAGGAAATCTTTGTTTATCCGAGCTAAGGCAGCTTGACAGATAACTTGAGCGGTTGTAACCATTCGGTTATAAGACTCAAAATTGAAAAAGGCCAGAGCTGACTCAATTTCAAAAGTCAAAAGAATTTCATTCGCTTTATCAAAGGATACGAACCATCCTTGAAGCTCTTGATTTGACCAAGTCAAAACCGCGAATGAAACAGCAGCCAATTGGGCTACAATTCTTTGGGGTCTATTTAAAGCCTGACCAGGCTTTTTAGCATCTAATAAATTTTGCGCGGAGGAGACCAAGCCCCCGACAAAATTACGCACTGATGGCGGAAATACAAAAGACTCATCCTTAGCCCCTCGTCCTATCTTTGGATCTGGATTTGAACTCATATTTAGTCTCCACTTTAAAGATATTAGCTGATTGGAAAAGACCTCAGTTAAAAGCCTCTTTTAGGATATATAAACATATATAACCAGCACCCCTCATTCATATGGTAATCTTTACCAGTGATGAAATCTTCTAGACCCTGAAACCTAAAAGATAAAACCATATCATAAAACTATGATATTAATCTAGCAACATTTTCTTATAACCCCGAGGAAAGGCGGAAAAGACTAGATACTAATTCTAATGTGATCATTCAGATCATAAGATACTCTTTTTGCAAGATTATTAGTTTAAAACAGAGTAAATTGGCTCAATCTTGAACCGTAATATTAAAAGGAATTGAACCTTAAATTTCAAGGTGTCTTGAAACGTAC